ACATGACTATGAGGAACTGTTTCATTATTTATTCCACCAACCTCCGATGATGCCTCGGCACCACTAAATAAATGAGTGTTGTCCTGATCGTCAAGTAAGTGTAATAACGTGGGGAATTCTGCAGCCACGTATTCACGATATAAGAGAAGGGCTTTCTCATTGGTAGCAACTAATGGATAGATGCTTTGCAAGACCTGGAATAATTCTTCTTCTCCATAGTCATTGCAAGCCAAGATCGCAAGCAACCTGAGATAGTTATACGTTGGTGCGTACTTACCATCTTCAAGTCTGGCCTCAGCGCCAAGAAATATACCACCCTCAGGTGTTTCTAAAATTTGATCCTCCGGTGGTGGATGTATGTTAACTCCAGCCCGGCGGTAGAATTGATGGCGTGCCTCGTAAGTAACGAATTCACGCATCGTTTTTGGATACCCATTGAGATGATCGTCAGCATAAATGTTAAAGCGGACATCCCTCATGAGTTTGTAGACGTTTTGTTTTGTATGGTGTGCAACCCAACAAAGGTGAGCTATAAGGATAAACATATGTCCATTACAGTTCCCGAGCGTTGTAAAGGGGTCACCACTCTTCTTGTAACAAAGTAAAAATAATATTCCATCTGGGGTTTTCACATAAGATTTCCAAGCATGATTTGAATAATGCCACAACTTTTGCCACTCTGGTGTCCCATAGTCGTAACCTAGACAATAAGCAAGAAACTCGGTTGAGGCTTGGTTCAAAGTGCTCGTATATGTGCTATCCCATAATTTACAATCTCCTTTTATTATTAATAACGTCTCCATCTCTTTCATCATCGCATGGAAGCCCCCCTTTATAAAGGAAACCCCCATTCTATATGGGAAAAATGAGAACTGGTTTGAGAGGAAAATACATACCTCTTTAAAACCAGACGCAATGTGTGAGTAGGCTAAGGTATAAAATGGGTCGGTAAAAGTAAATGTTCTCACAACTCCGGCTAGGATTTTCTTTTCCTTCAAAATCTCATCTTTTCCACAAGCCTCCCACAAAGGGATGATATTATAGACGTGAGCATATTGTACATACCAGATTATAAGATTGGGACAATCACGGTAGACCTCTCCTTTCGTCGTCCAAGGGGCCGTAATTAATCCATCAACAAATAACTTCTTTCCAACCTGCTTAAGAACATAACCACAAGTACTATCTGGATTGACTTTGACATCACCGAGTGGCAATGGGGTGCAGAGGCCTTTAAGATATG